CTCACTTATATAGTCTTTTAAATAAACACTATCTTCGCGAGCTGATGCTGCATAACCTATCGACAAATAAAGCCGAACTTTTTGTTCTTCAAAATTTTTAATCATTGGTTGGCTCCTGTGGTGCATCTGGTAAAGGCATCCAATGCGTTACATCCGCTTCTTCAAATTCATCTAAAGCCATTACGTTGTAGATATTGAATATATTGCGAGGAGTCTGCGACATGCCGAGCACTAATATATTTGCGGGTGGTAGCTTATCGTTAACGCTGATCCATTCCGGCACCGCTTGGGCTTTGGCTCTTGCTTGCCATGCACTAAGCGCAAATGAGTAGCCAATAATGGCTCTTTCATCACCATCTTCATTGAACACATCTTTGTATAGCTCTGGGTATTTCTCTTTAAAATATTCGTCAAAAGCTTGCTTTTCTTTAATATCCATCACGCCACCTCAACTAAACTTTGCTTTTCGATTCTGCATAGCCTGTACAGCCATGTGATCAACGTACTGAAGTACCAAGCCTTTTACTTCTTGAGCCTTAGCTGGCTCAGTTATGCTAAATAAGCAACCAATTGCATTGCCAGCCATACAGAATGCAAACTCATTTGCCTTGTCAGGATTTTGTAGTTTGATTTCCTCATAAACCTTGGTAACAAGCTGTTGAAAAACTTGCTCTGCAATATCTTTTGCATCACCTTCGAGCTTTAAGTCTTTAATATCCATTTGGTCGCCAATCTTTTATTAAAATAAATAACTGTGCTAAAAATCGGGCCTACTTTTTTATTAAAGTAGATTTATGCGACTTTTAACTTCTGATTTAATGCGAGCTGGTCAATTGCCCGATCTATTGTTTTATTAAAAGCAATCACGCTTTGCTCAAGCCCGGTAATATCTAAATCTTTTGCAAACACACGAATAATTACGAGTTGCAAATGCTCAGGCAGGCGAGGGTCATAACTCACGAAGTCACACCATTCGCGTTTTGTGCAAGCCAACTGCCATGTAATTTGTGGGATGTACTCATCTGGCACTTTACGACTAAGCAAGGTGTTTAAATGCGTAGTCGTGTTTGGACACTTCACTTCAAGCTGACCCTGCTTGCCAACCAACCCATCAGGAGAAGCGCCAGACAACGGGATAGAAGGGTGGTCAATTAGGCCTGCGCCTTCTACAAATTCACCTGTTTCATTTTCATAGGCTGTGATTGCATGTGGCTCATGATCGATTCCCCATTGCATCAACTGAGTAGTTTTAGTTTCTTCCTGAACGCCAGTGAGGCGCTCGGAAAGAATGATTAAGCCTAATGAATTAAGCACTTTACCCTTGGCTGGCTTGGCATCTATATCCTTGATGCGACTAGCAGTTACTTTGCCGCATCGCTCAGAATGCCAGTCATCACTACGCTGGAGAATGTTCATAGGTTTCTCCTTGGCGAGCCAAAGCCTGATCAGCAAATTGTGCGATTTCTTTTAAACTTGCAGCATGATTCGACCAGAATGTATTTTTTAGATTGCTGCTTGGCAGGACAGAGTAGGCGGTCTGCAGGCGCTTGGTTCCGTACTGCGCTTCATTTTTGAAGTGTGGCAGATGCTCATCTTCAAATGCTTGATAGCCTTCTGGTACAGTGCTATTAGTTACACCAGAAACAGTTTTAACTTCTTGATTTTCAGCAATACGCTCAGCCTCATCTTGATCATGAATGCCTACAAAACCGAAGGCTAAACGTGCGCACTGGATAGTAGCTTTATGGCGCAAGAAGCGTGAAGGATGGCTTTGCCATGGGCCTTCAACCACATAACCAGATTTCGATTTAAATGGAGCGCGGTAACACTCAGCCAAGTATTCGCGGACAATAGTAGGGTGTTCACGGTCTTTGCGGTAGATAATACATTCTACCCACTCAGGTGCTTTAACCTTGGCACCATCCATTTGAACCATGTTTTCTGAAAACCTAAATTCCATGCCGTTGAAATTAGAGTTCCCATTGATAATGCGAGACCAACCATCCACACCAACAACCGGAATAATCCCCTTGTTTTTATCTGGAAAAGCATAAATTTCTTTTGTCCAGGGATTTAGCTTGTATTGGCCTGCAACAATTAAGAGAGAAGCCATTTGAGCATCAGTTGCAGGCGTTTCAGTACGAAAAGCTGTTTGAATCAGTGTATCTTTCAGCTCTTGCGGATCTATATTTGATAAACCCAATACATCTGCAACCTGTGCAATTTGAGCTGTAACTAAGGTATTTACCGGTGCATTCATATTCTTCTCCTAAGCAACCTGTGCCAATTCCATCCCAAACAATCCAATTTCACGCTTCACTTCTTCCAAATTCGTGAAGTAATCAAACTGCTGGGTCGTCAATTCATCAATTGCGATAAACTCATCGTTAAACACACAGTCATCTGGCAGGCCGCGATAAGTCTTAACTGTGCACACCTGGTCTGTATCGACTGTGCCGTCTTGCAGCACTAAGATGGATAGCGTGACGCGCTGGGTGTGCAAGTCATCAAGCAGCATGTACTGCGTGTCTAAGTGAATTTCGATACGGCCAAAATAGTGGGCTACAAAATCAGGGTCGTAGTCGTGAGTGCTGAACTGCTCGGCAAAAGCGGTTTTGATTTTCATACCCGGCGCTCCTTCAAAATACCCTCAACCAGCGCGTCATTAATGCGCTCAATCTCAAACTGGTCGATGTACGCATTCACTTCTTCACCGAGCTGATCTTCAACACTGATAATGTCGAGCTGATCTATCTCAGCACCGACAGCCGAGTAACCCACGCCATTTCCATCATCAAAAGTGGAGTACTTGAATTCGACCTTGATTTCGTATTCTTCATCTTCTGTTGCCAGTGTTGCAGGGCAGAAGTCAGAGCAGCGTGAATCGATCTTCACGACATGGTATGAAGGAGAAACAATACTGATCTGTTCTTGTTGTTCGACTGCGATAGGCCCACTTGCATCGGCGTAGTTGCAGCCTGTGACAAGAGAAGCAGTGAGCAGGGTAATGAGTTTGGCGTTCATACAGCACCTCCGAATACTTGGCGAAGGGCAGCAACGACTTGTTTGATTTCTTCTTCTGTGCGCCATGCGCCAAGCTGGATCAATTTTTTATGGAAACCTGAATTTTCCCCATAAGAAAAACGATAAAACCCATCTTCGCTTTCGACATCAAGTATGAAACACTCATCACCCTCTTTAGGCTCAAAAGGCGCAGGCACTTCAATACCGTTGATTGTGATAGTGCGAGGGGCGATGCGGAATTTCCAAGTTGTATCTTCATTCAAAAAAACACCAAGGTTATACTGATCCCAAAAATGATCAGTAATAGTGGTCCAGCGATCCGCAACAGGATCTTCATCACATTTGTACTGAACAACACCATCAGCCACTTTGGCTAGAGCCTCTTTCCCGCTAATCAACTTGCCTTCATCATTATTTGCATTCATAATTAATTCACTCACTGTGGGTGGGTCATGCCTCAAGTTGTTACCGCAACGTTGGGGCTTTTTGTTGTCTTGGTGAAATTAATATCGCATTTCCGATATTATTAGTCAATAGGAAATCCGATAAAAATATAGAAAAACCGATATTTTTATTTTTAGCTATGTTTTAATAGACAAAAGAAAACCCACACGGGGTGGGTTGTTTGGAGTTTGTTATGAATAAAAATCAAGAATTAGAGTGTGGCATCATTCCTGCCGGAACACGCATTAGACTGTATGAAGGCTCAATCACACTCTTGGAAGATGCTGTGGTCAACGCAAATCAAGAGTGGATTGATAAAGCAATTCAGGATCAGGAGGATTTTTATAATGGAGTGGATGTGGTTGGTGAAATGGCTAGTTCCCAACATTAGTAGCTTTTTGCAACCAATCAGCTACTTTTTCCGGCAAACCAACACATGACCAATCGGTTATATCAAGCTTTAAAACAAGTATAGAATCATCATTGTCGGCATAGAATTGCAAGGCTACTCTAATTTGAGAGGCTGCAAGAGTGGATTGAATAACATACTGCGATAAGGTGCATTTTACATACCTGTTATTTGAAACCTTCTGAATCCCCTCTGCAAATTTCTCATAATCTTTCTTTTTGTTTAAATCGTAAGTTACTGTATAGAAGCTCATATTACTCTCCACCCGATCCAAGAGCCGCTCGGGTATGCGGCATTTGTTTTCTGTTCTAGTTTTATGTATTTTAAAATATAGGTGAGGGGGTGCTTATCACACCCCCTCGGGTTTATGCAAACCAAGTCAGGAATGCGAGTACCGCGTAAAGATTTATCTTTACTGATACTTTCAGACCTTTCTTGGTCCGCAACGTCAGAGAAAACATGGCATGTACCTTGTAATTCACTGGCGGGCGCCCACCAATATTTATATTGGTGTGTGTATTTATATAGCGCCATGCCGGGCGCTTGCCCTGAAGGTGTGGCCACACCAGAGGGGCGTTTTAGCTCAAGAAAGAGATTTATACCTTGACGTGCCTGCGCTTATTCTCCCTCTGGGACGGCTGGGCGATACCGATTTCACTCAAGATATAAAAGTGATTCCATCACCTTTAGCGGATTACTAGCCCGCAGTTCAGGATTAGTGGTCCTGAATTTCTAAGCCGCATACAGCGGCCTTGATTCTTAACTTTTACGTGGTTTTTTCTTAGCTCGATAAACGTAGCGAATACAATCCACTACTTCCCCAAGAAACTCACACTCTTCATCCAGCGGAATAATATTTGGTTTAAAATCAGGGTTTATTGCCTTAAGGTATTTAGTGCCATCTGGTTCGATAACCAGTTTTTTGAAAGTCGCCTCATCAACCTTTCTAACCACCACAATGTCACCAGAATTCATGTCACAAAATGGTAGAGTTGGATCAACCAGGATGTAATCACCTTCATGAAATTCTGGATAGTTACTTAATCCTTGTACCTTCAGGTAAAAGCATTTTTCACAGTCTCCATCTGGAAGTGGCAACCACTCTTCAACCTGAGACATATCAACAGCTTCAACATTCGTCATCGTACCTGCTTGAACCCATGACAAAACAGGGGCCATACGAGGGGATACAGGAATAACGTTTGTTAGTGAAACCTCATCAAATGCGCCTTTTTTTAGTTCTTCGGCAGTAACCCCAAGGGCATTAGCCAGTTCAAGAATAGAACCAGTTGACTTTGCATTGCCGGTTTCTAAATCTGAAATTACAGACTGCTTTACCCCAGACTTTTGAGCTAACTGCTTTTGGGTCATTTTCTTCGCTTTGCGAATATTTTTTAAATTTTCACCCAAAGTTGGCATGAGTATTTTTCCTTAAGTACTGCTATCGGAATTCTGATACAAATAACAATCGGTTTGGCTATTGTATAAATATCGGAAAACCTATATATTGGTTTAAAAAATATAGGAGGTTCTTATGAATCAGTGGCAAACCATGATTTCTGAGTTACGCAATCAAGGCCTAACTCAGACCCAAATCGGCATGGAAATCGGCTGTTCTCAAAATTATGTAAGTGATCTGGAGCGTGGTGTATGTGGTAAGCGCCTTTCACATGGTCTAGCAACAAAACTCCAAAAGCTTTGGAAAAAGCATTGCAAAACTAAACAAGTGGCATAGGTGAATTTATGAGTCTTGAAAAAAAATCTACACATGTCCGGTTGTCCCCTGAAATTCATGAACGGGCTAAAACTCTTGCTCTGATCAAAGGAAAAGAGCTTGCACAGTACCTGGCTTTTCTTCTTGAGAAGGAAATCGTTGGTGAGTGGCATGTTCTTAATTTACAAGCAAAATCATTTGAGCGCTTGGGATTAACGGCTTTGGTGAGGGACTTGAGTACTGAGGTGTGGGAACAAGAGGGATTTGATGGGACTGAGCGGGATTTAGACAAAGAAAAAGCCTGATGGATGAGATCAGGCTTTTAGTGTTCACCAACATTAGGAAATCTAAATGAACAAATCAAATTTAGCACATGAGCCACCAATCCCACAAGGAGAAGTGGTTCATTTTCCCAGAAAAGAGCGACAAGCTATGTCGAAGAGAGAAGAGGGTTATACCAGAATGCCTCACGCTGTAATTGACGACCAGATCATGGCGCAGTTAAGTGACAAAGCATTCAAGTGCCTAATGTTCATCATGCGTCAAACTGTAGGTTTTGACCGTTCTTCACACACAATCGCAATTACTCAATTTCAAAAATACTGTGGCATTAAAAAACGCGACACAGTGATGGCTTGCATCAAGGATTTAGAAGACCAAGGCTTAATCAAAGTTGAGCGAAAAACTGGTTGTCTCAATAGTTATTTCTTTACCCCTGACCAGTACCGCCAAACGGGACCAGTCCCATCTAACGGTAGTACCCTTAAACGGGACGGGACTAGTACCACCAAACGGGACGGGACCAGTACCGTTGAACGGGACCCTATTAAAGAAACACTTAAAGAAAATATTAAAGAAACACACAACACAGAAATCGCCACTGAAAATTCAGTCGATGAAATTATCAATCTCTGGAAACCAGACTTAAACCAACTCAACGTCTGGTTACAGTGTTCAGGTGAAATGCCAATGACTGAAACACTGGTCAAGCAGCTACTCATTGAAATCAATGCTCACTACGAAACACAGCTAAAAGCTGGTTTGCTTACTAACAACCAGATGTATTTAAAATTTGTGAAGTGGGTAAAACGCGAATTCAAGAAACCAGCACCTAAAACACAATCTTCTGTTCAACAGAGCAATCTTCGCAATGTGAACGATGCTTGGGGTGAAGTAGAGCAGTATGCACCTGTAGTCGACGATGTAGACACGGAGGGCATGCTATGAACGCAATGCACACTCAGTTTCAACAAACGATTCAGCTTTCTTCTGAATTCTGTTCAAAGCACAGCGAAGCAATGGTCACGATGTTTGGCCGGTCCGTTTGTAAATCATGCGCAGTTGAAGCAGTCACCAAAGCCCAAGATGAACATGCTCACTCTGTAAACCAGATGGTACGTGAAAAACACTTCGCCGGAGCCATGCTGCCTAAGCGTCATGCTGAAAGTGGTTTTCTCAATTATCAAGTTAGCAACGACGGTCAGAAAACTGCAAAGCATCAGTGTGCCACTTTCGCTAAAGACTTCAACAAAGGAGTACAGCGTAATCTGATCATGGTGGGACGTACTGGTACAGGCAAAACCCATCTTGCGTGTGCTGTGGCCCGTAACGTTCTGGATAAACAGAAATATGCCCGTTATGTGACTTCTGAGGATATGGCAAACGAGATTGCGAATGCCTGGAAGAAAACAGACGACAACGAAAGCAATGCAGTATTCTGCTTTGCCGAATATGACCTGTTGATTCTGGATGAATACGGCCTGAATGATCAGCACGAAAACCGCTTAAAGCTGGTTCATAAAGTTCTCTATGCTCGTTATGACGAAGCAAAGCCGACGATGCTGATTTCTAACTGGACCATTAAGCAGCTTGAAGAAAACTTGGGTGATCGCTTGTGGTCCAGGTTCCAGCATGGCGGATTGACGGTAGTTCAGTGTAACTGGGCTGATGCTCGTATCGGAGGTGCTCTATGACCCACAAATCAACATGCCTCTGCTTCACATGCAGCAAGGCTAAGCGTAGAGCCAGTTCCAAGCGTACTCCGAAGCCGAAGCAGTACGAGTACAAGAATCTGGATATGAGCAAAATTGACCAGTACAGCGAGCAGCGGATTCGGGCGTTGTGGAGTATGGGAGGTGGGGCGTGAGATTTCATAAAGAAGATCAAATGATCAGCATTAACACTGAAGAAAACGTTATCAAGTTCTCACGAAAGTTTGAGCGTAATGCTTGTGACCATAAAAATATCCAGATTTCAGCGGAAGAAAATGAAGTCTTATGTACAGACTGCAATGTTCGATTGAATCCGGTCTGGTGGATTGAAAAACATCTTAAGTATTTGAATCAGGCTACAGAACGAAATAATCGAGTTTTATCTGAAGCACGAGAGATTTATAAAAAACTTGAAAAGAAAAATTCATTCATGTGCAAACACTGCCATGAGGTGAATCTGATTGATTTTAAGAAGCTACCAAGTCAAGCCGCAATTACGCGCGGAATGTCTGTGGTTGAGCATGATCATGCTGGCATGACTGTGGAGATCGAAAGATGAAGGAAGTATTCCAAATTATCGCTGTCTGTATTGCTGTTCTTTACACATATGACTTTGTGAAGGGCTTGATTAATAAAAACAAGAATCTTGATGCTGCAATTGAGTGGGTAAATCGTGGCTACTGTTTTGGTTTAGGGCTTCTGATTGTCTTTGTAGTGTTTGTTCTTTTAATCAAGCTATTTAGCAAGTAGGAGGTGCGGCATGAAGCTGGGTCTAAAAGGTTCCGGGATTTCGTGGTTCGAGAAATACTTCGCCATTCTCCTATTTGCTGTTCATGCGGAGCCATTCAAGGTGCTGGATGTGAGAGAAGCGGTACTTGATGAGAAGCAGGCAGTGATCAGGGGGTATTTATATCACCTAGTGAGACTGGGTTATCTCGAAAAAATAAATACAACCACCTTTCGTGCAACGGATTACGCAAAACAACTATTTGGAGCCACCGCATGACTAAGCATGACAACGTGAGCCAAGAGGGAATTATGAAAGCGACTGAGTTTGTGAAGGAATTTGGGTGGGATGAGGCTAAAGGGTTAATAGCAAAGCATGAGAAATGCTATATGCCTGATGTTTTTGATATGTGGTCTGATGAATTGCAGGATTTTGTTTTATGCACGAAATACGCATCATTTGATATGAGTGACCTAAAACGCCTTGTCGAGAGTCATGAGCTTGTTGAGAGGACTGGCGGACTAAGAGAGTGCAGGCTTATGTCGTATCGAATGAATGTTGGTGATCGACTTGCCCAAGCCATCGCAGACGTGGAGGCATGCCAATGAGATCAGTTGAGGATATGGCATTCGAACTCATTGCTCGTGAAGTGTCGCGAGTAGGGGTTCTATCTGTTGACCCAGAGAAGATTAGCCAAGCTTGGGCGATTGCAAAGGATTTTCACCGGAGATCGAATGAGGCAAGCCGAGGCATACCAGATGCAATTCTCGAAGCTGAGCGCCGGAAGTGTGAGCACATTTGGGGTAACCAAGTAACAGGCGGTGTAGTTGAAAGCTGCATGATCTGCGGACAGCGTAGGGAGGAAGGGTGATGAGAGAACAGTTTGAAAAGTTGCCTGAGATAGCTAGGCATATACATAAGTTTGTCTACCAAGATGATCTTAATTGCTACCGTAATAAGATTAAGTCTAGTGATATTCATTTGGTCACTTGGGTAAACGGGGCTTGGTACGCATTCCAAGAGCAGCAAGCGAAAGCTCAAATGGCACGGGATGAGAAGCTCTACGCAATTAATCGCTGGACAGCTGTTTGTAAGGAACGCGACGACCTAAAAGCCCAGCTCGAATGCTGCCGTCGCGAGAATGTAGTGCTGTTGGGGAAAGTGGGTGAGTTGGAAAAGAATGAATTTTTGTTAGCTCGAGTCAAAACTATTCTTGGCTGCGAAAAAAAGACCAATTTGCTTGAATCAATCATAGTTCGTGATTTGAGGAAGGTTCTGCGAGGTGAGCATGAGAAAATTTAATAATTTAGAGTCTATAAGGCTCACCAATAAATATATACAGCAAAACAAGCCGCAGGGATGCACTCACTTTGCATTGCCAAGAGTGAATAAAGTTCTTTACTACTTGATTGATCGGGATGTGGTTTTTTCTTGGAGAGATGGTGAGTGGATTAGAAACCCATCAAAGCTAGAAAACCTGATTAACTTTGGAATTTTACCAATTGACTTTCCAAAAATAGATTACTCATTCCTATATGTTTCGCGAGGTGCCAATGACTAACCTCCGCATTACTACAACACAGGCACGCAAAGCCGGACTAGGCCCTCGATTTGGTGTGAAAACCAAGTCGGGGAAGCGTACAACAAATCCAGATCCGGTACCAAAAGTGCCGGCCCATCTGGTCGAAGGTCAGGGATTTGGACCAATGAATAATGAACTGCTTTGGTGTGAAGTTTTAATCACTCCGCCAACAGTCAATCACTACTGGATTCGAGGCAAGAACAAGACTAACCGACTCAGTAAGCGTGCAATCCACTTTATTGATGTTATGAAGCGTTTTATTGAGCCGGCAGGGTATTTGGGTCGGGTCAAGGTAAAGATCGAATACGCGCCACCTGATGCGAAAGTACGGGACATCGATAACATCGTAAAGCCTTGCTTTGATGCATTGTCAAAAGCTGGACTGATTTTGGATGACAGCCAGGTGGATGAACTGACAGTTAAGCGGTTGCCAGTATTCAAAGGCGGAAAACTGGTAATTCAGGTTGAAAAGTTGAAGGTATAAGGGGAAAGCAATGGAGGACGCAACAATTTACGAAGTGGGCACCTTTGAAAAGTATGAAGAAGGATTTCATGCGTTCTTCCGTTGCCTGGACAAAGATCGAGCTGTAGAGGTTCTTAATGTGACGAGAGAGATTGTCGCAAAAGTACCAGAGTACGTGCTGAATCAAGCAGATGAGGAGTACATGGAGGTCGTCAGATTGTGCGAGGGTCTCAACAAAGAATTTGAACAGAGAACGGGTAAGAAGTTTGACATCACTATGTATGGCGGTGATCTCTACACAATAGAAATGCGTGAAGTGCAGTTGGATAGATAAGGGGAACGGGATGAATGCGGCAGTGAAAACACAAGTAATGGATTGGGCGAAATATACAATTGATGGCTGGCTAAGTCAGTATGGTGCATTCATCTCAATTAACCGAATGCGTGGTGGTCATGAACCGGATGATCTGAAAATTAATCAGATTTATTGGTTAGTTCAGGAAAACAGTGGAAAGCCTGCCAGAAATAACAAAACAATAATCCTGCAAATGAATGAGTTTGAATTTGCAGAGGTGCATAAACTGATTCGAGATATCAGACTAAGCAATCGAATTTGCAAGTCGGCCAAGGCTGCTATTGAGCTATATATTCAGAAGCAGGTGCGTGGCTTAACGCTAGATCAGATGGATGCTGAATTTAAGTTAAGTCGCAGTTCAATCAATAACATGATATCGGGTGGTCGCTGGTATTTGGCAGGCCATGACAAAAGGCTTGTCATTTAAATGAGAAACACGTATATTCTGTTATAGTGGACGAAGTTATGGTAATCCACTAAGTATTTAAAGAGCTCACTATTTTAGTGGGCTTTTTTCGTTTCTACGGAGTGAAAAAATGGCCTGGCTCTCAAACCAACATGCACCAACCAAACCCAATCAATTATGTATTCTAGCAATCAAAGTAGATGACGAATCAATTGATTATCTCCCTGCGATTTGGGATATATGTGATGGTGAAGATAAATACTTTACTTTGACTGTGGACCGGCCTGATCTGGGTGATGTAATTCGATTAAATCAGGTCGAAGCCTATATGACTTATCAGCCCCTAACTGTTGAAGATAAGAAGAAGTTTTAATAAGCCCGCCATTTGGCGAGATTTTTTATCGGAAAAAATTTCTTTTTATGAATATTCTGCTTATAATCTAGGCTCAAACAACCTCAGGTGAGGCTGCCAGTATTTTAATGAACTGATTGTGAAATCATCATTAAGATAATAAAGATGAAAAGAGCTAATAGCTTCATCGTCTTTCTCCTTAGGTTTTAGGTGTTAAAAGTCACCACGGGCATGATGTGGCAGTGCTGTTTATGGAAGTAAGCAGTGAAACCTACTAAAATTAATCAAGATTAGTGGGATGCATGCTCAAGGGCCTAAGTAATTAGGCTCTCCCCCTTTTTTTTTAATAATTAGAAAGACCAATAGCCTGCTCAATGAGTGGGCTTTTTTGTGCCTGATTAAGGAGAAAAGGAATGCAGGAAGTGTGGGAAATGTGAGAGTGCGTGAGCGCTCTTTTTTATTACATGCAGGAAAATGAAATGAATACTCAAAATGAAGCAAAATATTCAGCCAATGGTGGCGCAATTAAAGACGATTTTGTTAGAGATTTTAGAACAGGCGAAAGTAATGCTTCACTGCGTCGCCTAGAAAGCGATGTAGCTGTGCAAAAGATTCATGCACTTACTTGCTTGTCTAATAGTTCTGCTTATCTGAATGACTATGATTTAGCAGCTTCTGTAAATTCAAAATTGCAGGAGCTTATTGAAAAGCTCTAAAGGTGAAATATGAGTATCTTGGTTTGTCTTTTAAGTTTCCTGATCATCTTTGTACCTGGATTTATCTTGCTTATGCGTGATCATGAAAAGAAATCTAATGCTATCTATGAGAAGCATCGCAAAGAGATGGAGCGTATTCTTAGTGAGCATAAAAGAGCTGGCTAGAGATGACTCTAATTTCTTAATTCTGCTGATTTGGTATAATAATTAAACATTATTATAGGGATAGGCGCATGCTTTATACTGAAAATATAGTGAAGCACAAGGCAACAGGGAAGCTATACGAATGCACGTGCAGTGAAAAGAATGGCGTTATCTGTGTTAGAGATATTGACACTTTTATTTCTTTGCGAGAAGGAAAAGGAATGTTTGAGGACGAGCATCCAGCAGCGGATTTCGAAAAGGTTGCGAGCAATAGATTGCACCTAAAATCATTAAATCTTTAAGCCCGCCAAGTGCGGGTTTTTTAATGTGAGGCATTTATGTCAGAACAAATCAATGAAGTGGAACTTCCACCTGGTGCACTTGAGTTGGAGAACGCGGATTATGAGAAGTTCTGTCTTGAGTACATCAAAACTAATAGTGTTGCTGAAGCTGGCCGGGTTGTGGGTTGGGCCAAGCGTCAAAACTCGCATAAGATTTATTTACGGCCCGAAGTTCAGGAGCGCATCAAGTATTTAAAAAGTGAGATGCTGGCAGAATTGGGATTAGACACATTTTACGTGTTGAAGAACCTCAAGTCTGTTGCTGAGCGTTGTATGCAGGCTGAAGAGGTTTTGGATCGTGAAGGTAATCCTGTGCTTATTCAGGGGCCAGATGGTGATTATGTGCCTCAATACAAGTTTGATCAGGCAGGCGCAACCAAGTCGCTTGAGCTTATCGGCAAGCATGTGGGTATGTTCAATGACAAAGTGAAGCATGAGCATACTGGCGCTGATGGAGAGCCAATCAGCATGAGTTTAGAGGTGGTATTTACGAATGAGCCAAATCAAGGTACCGACTAAATTCAAATCACTCTATTTATACGAATCTAACCCGCAAAAACTGTTTTATGTGTACCATGGTGGTCGTGCTGGTGGTAAATCATGGGAAATAGCCAGATTTCTGCTAATTGAAGGCACAAAGAGACCACACCGGATTTTATGCTGTCGTGAAACTTTGGAGTCTATTGAGGATTCTATTCATGCTTTACTTAAGGACTGGATTGGTCGGCTGAATCTGGGCTGGTTTTATGAAGTTCTGGATAAAGAAATTCGAGGCGCAAATGGTACATTGTTTGTATTTAAAGGATTGCTTGATCATACAGCAGAACGCGTCAAATCATTTGAAGGGGCAACTATCACTTGGGTTGAAGAAGCTCAAACCGTTGGAAATCGCTCACTTGAATTGCTCATTCCTACTGTAATCCGTACCGAACGCCCACTAATTATTTTCAGTCTCAATCCTAAGTTGCCAAGCGATCCAGTCTATCGGAACTATATTGACACACCGCGTGAAGATACCGAGGTGATTTCTGTCAATTACTACGATAATCCAAATTGTCCGTCTGAAATTACACGCATCGCTGAGATGTTGAAAGAATCCAGCTTTGATGAATATGAACACATCTATTTAGGTGTGCCAAAAACTATTGCAGATGGTGCAATTTACAAGGCTGAATTTGAGTTAATCAAAAAAGAAAATCGCATCTGCCGAGTGCCGCACGAGCCTAATTTGCCTGTGTACACATCATGGGACTTGGGGATACTTGACCCGACTGCAATCTGGTTCTTTCAGATTTATGGCAAGGAAGTTCGTGTCATTGATTACTACGAAGCGAACAATGAGCCACTATCACACTATGCTCGGATTCTTGATGAGAAGGCTTCACAGCTTGATTATCGCTATGAAAAGCACTTTGCTCCGCATGACATTGCAGCACGCGACTTATCAAGCGGTGTGAGCCGTGAGCAAACTATGGCAACACTGGGTTATCGCATGTCGAAAGGCGCAAGGCTAGGTGTTGAAGATCGCATTGAGGCCACTCGTCAGATGCTCAGGAATTGTGTATTTGATGCTGAAAGATGCAAAGCAGGTGTTCGAGCATTGCAGAACTACAGACGCGCCTTTAACGACAAATTAGATCAGTTTAAGGCTGTACCTGTACATGACTGGGCCTCTCATGGTTCAGATGCTTTTGGTGAAGGCGCAATTAACATTAACAAGATGCATGAGGCATCAAAACCAAAACCGATACCACTTGGTAGACGCAGTGGATGGATGAGCTAATGTCAGAAAAAGATACAAAAATTGATATTCTTGACGAGATCAAGAAAAGACGTGACGAGGCTCAGTCATTCTGGTCGGATAACTATGAGCGCGGCATTGAAGATAAAGAGTTTGTCACTAAAAAAGGTGCACAGTGGGAAAAAGGCGCAGTTGCAGAGCGCCAAGCTGCGGGTAAGCCGAGTTTAGAGTTTAATCTGGTGCGTGCTTACTGTCGTCAGCAGATCAATACTCAGCGTCAAAACCGGCCACAGGCCAAAGTTGTGCCAGTAGATAACGGTGCCGATCCAGAAATCGCAAAGCTGATTGAAGGCTTGATCAAAGACATTGAAGAAGCGAGTGACTTTGAATCCGTAGCAGATATTGCAGCTGAGAATGCGGTGTATGGTGGTCTCGGATTTATCCGCATTGTGACTGATTACGTGAGCCCATTGTCTTTCAACCAGGAACCTAAATTCATGCCTGTGCACAATCCGCAGGCGGTCTTGCTTGATCCGCTCTCACGCGCTTTGGATGGTTCAGATGCTAATTGGGCTATCGTTGCAGAGTGGGTGGCAAAAGATCAAATCAAAAGCCAGTATGGTGATGATGCGCTCAAAGACTTTGACATGGACAGCAAATGGTTTAACGCAACCGAACAAACCGTTTGTATTGCTGAATACTTCAAAAAAAAAGAAGTGGCCGACACGCTGGTAATGCTTGAAGATGGCTCAACGCTTTATAAGTCTGAGTTGCTTGCTGAGCTTGGTGTGGATGAAAAAGAGCTTGAGGAATCTGGTCTTGTTATTCAAGAGCGTGACACTACGCGCACAGAGATCAAATGGTATAAGGTGTCAGGCTCTAACGTTCTGGAACAAACTACTTTTCCCGGGCGATTCATTCCGGTTATTCCGGTATATGGTGAAGTTACTGATATTGAGAATGAGCGATACATCTTCTCGTTGGTTCACTTTGCAAAAGATCCGCAGCGTCTTTACAACTACTGGAAGTCTACCGAAGCACATATCTTGCAAAAAAATCAGGATGATATTCTGGTTGCAAGTGCTGAGAGTATTTCTGGCTTTGAGGAACAGTGGCAAAACCCGAGTAAATATGCTGCTGTGCAGGTGAATGATTATGATGCGGATGGCAAGCCAATCCCGCGACCTATGCGTGTTGGTGCGGCTCAACCACCTGTTGGAATTCTGAATGCTGCTGAAAGTTCCAAAATGGCGATTACAGACATTTTAAACATGCATGCACCGATTATGGGTGGGCAGGGCAATGAAACGTCTGGCGTGGCAATTGGGATGCGTCAGCGCCAATCTGAAACAGCACAGTTCCATTTGCAAGACAATTTGAATAAATCAGTGCGCCAGTGTGCTCGCATTCTGCTCGATTTAATCCAGGCACTTTACACAGTTCCGATGATGCGCCGAGTGATTGGCGTTGATGGTGAAGCAAAAAGTGTGCAGTTGTTCGATGAGCTGGCAAATGGTGTATTAGCCGACCCAACCATTGGGCGCTATGACGTTCGCATGGATACCGGTCCATCATTCAATACGCAACGTGAGCAAAATTTTGCACTGATGATGCAGTTACTTAGTATGAATCCACAGTTGTTTAGCTTAATCGGTGACATTCTTCTGCAGAACTCTCCGCTATTGAATGCAAAAGAAATTGCAGAGCGTATTCGCACGACCATGCCGCCTAAATTATTGGGTGAAGGTGAGAAACTTGATCCTGAGCAAGCCAAAGCGCAAATCATGCAGCTTGATGAACTTGTGCAGAAAATGACAGGTGATCTTGAAGCCCTGCAAGCACAGTTGAATGACAAGAATCAGGAACGTCAGCTGGAAATGTTCAAGGTTCAGCTACAGGCTGAGAAAGACATTCAGGTTGCACAAATTAACGCTTCAAGTCGTGCTGATGTTCAGGAGCTCAAAGGAGTAACTGAGCTGATCAAGCAAAACCTGAGCAATATGCAAAACATGATGCAGAACATTCCGCAAGGATGGCTGCAGCAAGGTGAGGGTGTAGAAAATTACGCTCTACCACAAAACGATTTAACTTCGCAGACTGACTGGCATGAGCCGCCACCAGAAACTGCGTCAAGCTTTGAAAACCCTGCCTCCGAGCAGGGTTTTTTAATGCCTGAAGAAATGGCTCAGACCCTCGCTCTCAGCCCTGATCAGACTGAGGAACGCGCAATGATCAACGAAGGTGGCTTGCCACCAATGGAGCTAGACAATGGACCAGAACAATTCTGAAACTCAAGACAACGTAGACACCGCTACTACGGAAAATAACAGCGCAGACAGTCAAGAGCATGAAGAACAGCAGGAACAACAAGTTGAAGCAGGCAAGCAAACTTCAGAAGAAGAATTATCCGAAGAAGAGCAAGCCAAGCAAAAGCAAGAGCAACGGAAATTTCGCTCGCAAAAACGCGTAGAAGAAGCTATTGCTCGCGCTAAAGCTGCTGAAGCACGTGCGGCAGAACTGGAAGCAAAATTAAATGCACCAGCGCCTGTTGCACGCCCGAAAGTAGAAGATTTTGAGTCATACGAAGATTATCAGGATGCCCTGGATGCTTATCAAATTGAGAAGGCTGAACGGAAAATCTTGGAAAAACTTCAAAAAGAGCAGTCACAAAAATCAGAGGTTGAGCGTCAAGCCGCTTTTGAATCAGCTGTATCTGAATTGCAGGATGAAGGTGTTGATGTAGAAGGCTTGATGAAAAAAGCCGAAACGTTGCCGCCACTGCCTGTGACTTTAGATCAATTTGGTCTAAGTGCAAAAGAAGCACTGACACTTGCTGCTGACCTTCTTCAAAACGAAGAGCTTTACCATGAGTTGGCCAGCATGAATCCCTATCAGGCTTCAATGCGAATTGGTCAGATTATTGGCTCAAAACAATCAAAACCTGCTGCACCACCGGTTCAAAAAGCTCCAAAACCCATTAATCCAGTACAAGCGAATGCTCCTGTCAAACGTAGTGCAGAGAGCATGTCGGATCAAGAATTCTTAAAATCACGGGGTCTATAACCTATGGCTAACAAACTATTAACACATTCAATCATTGCAAAAGAAGCAGCGGCAATGCTGCTAGACCAGTCTGTTTTTGTGCGAACTATCAGTCGTGAACGCGAAAAAGATGTTCGTAAAGAGATTGACGGTTACAAAACAGGTGGAAAGGTTACTATCCGCATCCCACCAGTGCCCGTCGTAACAGATGGCAACGTTCTTAACAGTGATGACCAAAATATTAATGCTCAAGAGCAGGAAGTTACTCTAACCATCGACACGCATAAGCATGTCGGTCTGAACTTTGGTGTTTATGAGCGCGAGCTAGAGCTTGCTGACTATAAAGAGCGTTTCTTACGCCCTGCAGTAAACTCACTGGCAACGGCTGTTGATGCTGACATTCTTCGTAAAGCGATTGTCACTGTAAATAACTTTGTGCTGTATGGCGCAACCGAAAAACATCCGCTGGCACCGTTTGGCCGTGCACGTTCAGCAATGAACCGCGCCTTGTCACCAGATGTAGATCGTAAGGTCATTATTTCAAGTGATTTCACGAATGAAATCGTTGATACCAGCGGCACCTTGTTTAATCCGCAACCCGAAATCGCAAAACAATACCGCGAAGGCTATATCGGTCGTGCGCGTGGTTACGACTTCTTTGAATCAGAACACATCTGGGCAATGCAGGTTGGCAAAGTTGCCGGCATGACTGTCAATGGTGCAGGCCAGACCGGAAAGCTTCTGGCGATTACAGGCCTAACCAATGGTGATGTAATTGAAGCTGGACAGGTTTTCTCTATTCCAGGTGTTTATATGATTCATCCGATCACTCGCCAGAAAACCAGTCATTTAATGCAGTTTGTAGTGCTTGAAAAAGTCACTGCGGGTGGCGCAACAGCAACTCTCAAAATTTACCCTGAAATCATTCCAAATCTGGACAGCAATGGTAAGCGCAATGCGAATGCGACCGTTGACGTGGCTCCGGCTGCATCTGCTGCATTGTCTTTTGTGGGTACGCAAGGTGATCTGATTGAGCAGGCTCTGGCATACGATCCACACGCATTTGCTGCTGCATTCGTACCAATTGGTGTGATTCCAAATGCAGAAGGCTACATGTTTAAATCTGACGCATTTGCTGTGACCGTGCAAACAGGAGGTGATATCCGCACACTCAGCACCGATACGCGTCTTGATGTGCTGTATGGCTTCACTACCGTTCGTGGCAACCATGCTGCGCGTGTGGGTATTAAACGTACATAAGATTGGGGAGCTTCGGCTCCTTTCTTTTTAACCTGAAAAGGACAAGGAAATGGAAAAGAACTATCCAAAAATGTTGTACAAAGGCGATCAAAGCAACTTCCAACACATCATTGCCGAAAACTCTGAGCTTGAGCGTCAACTTAAAGATCAGGGTTGGCAAGAACATGCTGAACTAAAAGAGCCTGATCCAGTTGATTCCAATGGTCTTGATATTGGCTTTACTGATCAGGAATCCTTTCAGTATACCGATGGTGTGTCTCAGGCTGAATATGACGAAGTGGTGGGTCAGCGTGATTCAGCGGTAGCCAAAATTACCGAACTTGAAGAACAGCTTGCCAATGAAAAGCGTGACAACGCTTCTTATCGCAAAACTATTCGCTACAAGGAAATTGAGGACCTGCCTGCTGATGATCTTCGGCAAATCCTTGATGATCGAAAAATTACTTATGGCGCACGTACTGGCAAGCCTGAACTGGTAAGCATGGTTCTTGAGTCAGAAGAAAAATTGAATGAAGGTCAAGTGAAGGAATAACTATGAACGTCAGCAAAATTGTAGAAGCAGCGTTAAAGCAGCTTGGTGTGCTTGCAGCTGGTGAAACAGCTCAAGGCGACGAGATTGCTGACGCTCTTAGCTCACTTCAGGATCTTTTGCATCAATGGGCGACAGACCGCTTATATGTGCATAAAGCCACTATTTTAACCTTGCCGTTGAGTAAAGGCGCAAATACCTATCTGATTGGGAGAATAGAAGGGGATTGCTGCCAGTACGAATTAACGTGCTGTGGCGAGGTTTTACAGCGGCCAGATTTGACCGCAGAAATCTCACATATCTCTGAACGTGCCTGGTTAGATGATGAAGAAATCACACTGGTGCGAGATACAAATAGCAGCAGTAATCCATACTATGTCCGCGTCTGGTATGAAGTGGATAGCCCAAGTTGGCGGTTTCATGTCAAAGATCATGCAAAAGAGTTGAAGATTAAGGTTTTCACTCTGCCTTATGATTTGTGCCCGCATGATGAATTGTACCTGCCTCCCCATTATGAACGTGCTTTAAAGCTCACGCTGGCTCTTGAGATAGCACCTATGTTCGGTGTTGAGCCGTCTGGACTGCTTCTGAAGAATCAGGCAAATGCAATTGAGTTTTTAAAGCGAAGTAATATCACTCCGCTTTATGTGAAAAACAGTTTGCCGGTAGGAGTGACCCAGACATGGCCATAATTGATATTCCTATCGTTGGTCAGTCCTATCACTTAAAAGACTGGTCCATTGACTGTCAGCGAACATTAAACCTTTATCCGCAAGTGGTTGAAAGTGGAAATGCTCCGCAAGTGTCGGCGCTTTTACCGACTCCCGGACTAAAGAAAAAATACGAATTATCAGGCCGTGTACGAGGCATGTATGCACTGACAGACCGGTTGCTTGTGGTTGCAGGTCAAAAGCTTTATTCAATCAGCAAAAGTGATCAGATTGAAGAAATTGGTGAAGTTGCCGGGGTAAATACGGTCTATTTTGCTGATAACTCGATTCAGGTCATGATTGTCAGCAATAAGGCTTATAGCTTTAATCTCAGGACTAATACCTTAAGCACAATGAGTGGACCAGAGTTTTTTGGTGCATCTGATGTCGCATTTCTGGACTCACGATTCATTTGGACGGTACCTAATACTGGCCGGTTCCAGTGGTCAGGGCTACTTAATACTGACACCACAGCATTATCGTATGCTACAGCTGAAAGCAAGTCAGATAATCTGGTTCGCTCGATTGTGAATAATGGCAACCTATGGTTGATTGGTGAAAAGACTACAGAAATTTGGGCGCCTACAGGCTCTAGCGAACAGCCATTTCAGCGCATGTCGGGTGCATTATTACCCATCGGTTGTATCGCAAAAAACTCAATCAGCACTATGGGACCTAGTCTGGTCTGGCTCTCTCAGTCAGAACATGGGCAAGGTCAGATTGTGATGACACAAGGCTATCAGGTGCAGCGAATTTCCAATCATGCGATAGAAGCTGAAATTGCCAGCTATGACCAGATTTCCAATGCATACGGTTTTGCATATCAGGAAAATGGACATGCATTTTATTTAATTTCATTTCCATCTGAGCGCAAAACACTGTGCTACGACTTGGCTACTCAGATGTGGCATGAGCGCAGTTACTTCAATCTCAAAACTTACAAGCACGAGCACCATCGTGCGCTCTCATACTGTTTTTTTAATGGCATGCAGCTTGTAGGTGACCGAGTAGATGGGCGCATCTATGCAATGAGCACAGAAAGCAATACAGATGATGGGGAGCTCATTATGCGTGAACGGATTACCCCAGTCATTAATCCGCACACACAGCGAATTATCTTTGATGAGCTGGAGTTAAGTGTCCAGGCGGGTCAAATTGATAACACCAAGCCGCAAATTATGCTGGACTGGTCTGATGATGGGGGTCGCACATGGTCATCCACACGCCAGGTTGATTTGGGTGGTGTCGGAGAATTTACCAAACGCATTTTATTCCGTCGGCTTGGACAATCCTTTAAGCGCGTATTTCGATTGCGCATGACAGATGCAGGTCGACTGGTATTGCTTGGTGCTAAAGCGAGGGTTAGATAATGGCTGAAAAACAACTCATTCCCCCATTCAATGAGCCCATGTTTATTAATAATCAAATGTCGCCTACGTGGCGGCTTTTTTTTGATGAAGTGGCCAAGGCAATAAACCGTTTAAATGAATTGGAGGGTACCAATGAGCAAAGTAACGGTTGAGCGCGAACGCTGGATCGATTGTATTGATCAAATCATGCCGCTTTGTATTGCTGTTCATAATCTTGATGAAAAAGATGCATTAGGCCTTGATCTGGATTTTGATTTTGAACTGTATGAGCAGTCTGAGAAATCAGGCCAATTCCATTGTCTCGTTATGCGTGAGAATGGCATTCCGATTGGCTTTCACTGGATCACAATGAATCCGCTGGCGCGCTTCAAGGGCAAATGGCAGGCATGTACCGATGCAATTTATGTAGCGCCTGAACATCGAAAACACTCAAATTTTCTCATTCGGTGCAGCGAAGAATACATTAGAAAGCTTAGCTGCTATACATGGGCTTTAGCAACACTTGATGCATGCTATCGGGGTGCAATGTGGGAGCGCAAAGGCTTTAGAAAAGCAGAAACAATATTTATGAAGAGGGTGTGATATGTCAAAAGTCATCGGATCCATCACCGGCGCAAACAATCAAGCTAAGGCTGCTAACAATGCAGCAGATCTACAATACAAAGCCTCAAAAGAAGCATCACAAACACAAAAGGACATGTATGACCAGACTCGCCAGGATTTAAGTCCGTATACTCAAGCTGGCGCAGATGCACTTAAGCAGTTGATGGGTGGTATGGGTCAGGATGGTCAATTTATGCAGTCATATACAGGACAGGATCTTTACAATGACCCTTCTTATCAGTTCCGGCTACAACAGGGGCAGAACGCAGTCCAGTCTGGTGCAGCAGCTCAAGGTGGTTTGCTGAGCGGTGCCACGCAAAAAGCACTGATGAATTATGGACAGGAAGCAGCTTCACAAGAATTTCAAAATGCCTATAACCGTTTCAACGCTGACCAGACCAATCAATATAACCGCTTAGCCAATCTTGTTGGGGTGGGGCAGAACGCAGCCGCACAAACAGGTAATGCTGGTATGCAGACCGCTCAAGCTATCGCAAATAATACAATGTCAGGAGCTAATGCTCAGGCTGCTGGAGCAATTGCAGCAGGCAATAAAACTGCGAATAACTTTAACTCTATGCTTGGCGCAGGGCTGGGTATTGCTGGGCTATTCATTTAGGAGGAAATCATGCTTAATCCAGAAATTATACTTGCTGGGCAAAAGCAGCCGGCAAATCCATTTGAAACAGCAGCACAAGGTTTGCAATTTGGTCAGGCCTTAAGACAGCTTCTTTCAGGTCGTCAAGCCGGGAAAATGATGCAAATCGAAAATCCGGAAGAACGTAAAGCTTATGCAAACAACTCAATGTTTAGCCGTGAACTGAATGCACAAATCAGAGCTGACGAACAAGCCAAGCAAAAACAGCTTTATGATCAACTAAAAACAGAAGCTGAAATATCTAAAATCTCAAGTGAAGCATCAAAAAATAATGCACAAGCTGGCGGCTACAATCTGGATAACTCTGGAAAACTCATGGCCAATGCTGACCGGGCGCTGATGATAGGTGCTCAAACCGGCGACCCAATGGCGGTAAAACTTGCCTTAAATAATGCATATAAGGCAGGTGGGGTTACCCCTGAGCTTTATGATCAATACAGCAAACAAATTGATATTTTAGGTACCGATCCAGCAGCATTAAAGCAGTTCGCCAGCGGCCTTGTATTTGCAAATGCCAAAGACCCAGCAAGCTTGATGTACACCTCAGCAGACAATCGGCTGGATAATGAAACTGCTGTGGATAACAATGTTCGGGATAATGAAACTGCAACAAGCAACAATATCCGCACCAATCAAACGTCTGAAGCTAATAATATTCGGACAACGGAAGCGAGTCGGTATGCTTCGGATGTAAGCGCAACCACAGCAGACAAGAATAGGGCTTTTGAAGATCAGAAGTTGCGAATTCAACAACAAAAAGGAGAGGTGGTGACAGGTGCGGATGGTAAAAGTTACATCTTTTATCCAAGTATTGGCAAATATGAACCCATGATTGATGCTAATGGAAATCACATCTCTAAAACAGGAAATACCTCGGAAGAAACACAGCGAATTAATCGTGTAGATGCCGTTTTGCCAGAAATTGAAAAGCTTTTACCCCTAGCAACTGGCAGCTACGCGGGTTCGGCTGCTGATTGGCTGGGTAGGTCAATTGGTGTTTCAACAGAGGGGTCAAAAACTACCGCTCAACTTAAAACACTTTCAGGGCAGCTTATTGCTTTAATGCCTAAAATGTCTGGCCCTCAATCTGATAAAGATGTTGCGATGTACAAGGAGATGGCGGGAAATTTAAGTGACTCAACGCTACCGATAGGCGACCGAATGGCTGCACTGCAAACTATACGCGAGCTAAATGAAAAGTATCGAGGGTTAAATACCGCTGGGGGATATACAAGCTCAAGCTATAAGGGCTCATCTGTATCATTAGGTGATGTAAAAGCTGCTGCACAACAAGCCGGGGTTTCTACTCCGGAAATGATTAATATTCTAAAAGGGCAAGGCATTAGTATAAAATAAGGTTGTTTTATTTATGTGCTATATTTCTCTGAAATCAGAGGGATTTCTTATGCAAAAAATATTAATTACAACCTTATTGTTCTTGGGATCAACATTTAGTTTTGCTGAAACACATCAAGTCTATGTTCAAAAAAGTGGACTTGATACGAGTATGTATAATACCCAGCAAACTAGACCAGATTTTAGTCAACTTAATGGTTTGGCCGAAAGGGTTAGAGCGAAGCGAAATGCAAAAAAAGAAGCTGAGCAAGACGCAAAATATACTACTGACTTAATTAATGGGACAAATGGATTAAGAAATATTAGTCCTGAAACCATACTGCCATTAGTTCAGAAATATCCAGAAAGATCTACGCAGTTGTTGGAAATATTGAAAAATCAGGATTAATGCCTGTTCATATTTAACATCATGCAGCAATAATAATTTAAAGCCCGCAGTATTATTGCGGGCTTTTTTATCAGCAGGAAGAAGCCATGAATAGACAGCAGCTCGAGCAATATCTTGGGAACCCTCATGTTCGAAAAATGTTAGATGTTATCGCCTCTTCTGAAGGCGTAAAGCACGGATATAACACCTTATTTGGCAATGAAAGGTTTGATGATCTGGTTTCTCATCCAAATATACGAAAGCAGTTTAAACAAACCGACGGAAAGGTGAACTATACAACCGCAGCAGGGCGCTACCAGTTTTTAAACAGTACGTGGAATGATGTGGCACGGCAGTATGGACTAAAAAGTTTTTCCCCGATAAACCAAGACTTGGCAGCAATAGCTTTAATTGCTAGGCGTGGCGCTTTAAATGACGTGGTGAAAGGAAACTACCAGTCCGCCATTCATAAACTTGGTGAAGAATGGGCTTCACTTCCTACGTCACGTTACGCCCAAGGAAAACGCTCATGGGGAGATATTAATAAGATGCTTGGCGGAGCTGGAACATCAGGCCCAAATTATTTAGCAAACGATCAAGTAGCAAAGCTTTTTCCACAACGCCCCAAGCAATCAAATCTACAACCAAATTATCTTTCAGATCAGCAAGCCGCTGCACTTTTTCAGCCACAAAAGGCTAACTCCTCCCAACCAAACTACCTGAGCGACGAGCAGGCAGCACAACTGTTTTCAAGGGGTTAATATGGCACAACAATTAACTATAGATCAGATGGTGGCTTTAGCTAAACAATCCCGGACAGGAACACACAAAGATAGTAAGTCTTTAAGTGTTGAAGAGATGGTTAAACTAGCAAAGGCACAAAAACGATCAAACTACACACCACCTGATTTATCAAAAGAGGCTCAACAAAAGGTTTATCGAGAGCAGCTTAAAAAACAGGGTCCGACCCAATTCTGGGAATCCAGTTTGTTAGGGATGGCTGACATCGGCGCGCCTGTAGTACAGGGCTTCTCATGGCTTGGCGATAAGGTCAGTGCTGGTGTTAATGCGGTAGCTGGTACCAACCTTGATACCAATTCTTATGAGCGCGTAACAAAGGGCCTTAAAGAAGCAAATGATGCGCATAATACAGTACGTGAAGGCAATAAGCAGGGCATAGATCTTGTGCGACTTGGAACCAATATTGCTTTTACAGCACCTTTAGCAGCCACAGGCGGAACACTCAAGGCTGGTACCGCATTAAGCTCTGCTGCAGGTCGGGAGTTTTTGGCTCGTAATGCAGCATTAGGTGGCTTGATAGGTGCAACAGGCATTCATGAAAATAATGCTGAGCGTGTAAAAAGCATGGTTGCTGGCGCAGCTGGCGGTGCAATTGGTGCAGGAATAGGCCAAAAGGCTGGTGAGGCGATTAATGCATCTGTACGAAAAGGGAAAAATATACGAACAAAGTTTTCTGCTGAGGCAAACTCTCAGTTGATAAGAAGTATAGATAGTAAGCTTGATGATGCATTAAAGCTTCATGGTATAAAGCTTTCAGAGCTAAATGATGATGTTGCGAATAGCTTGCGCGCAGAAGCCAAAAAGATAATTCAATCTGGCAGAGAGCTGAATCCAGAAGCGGTTGCGCGAAAGGCTGTATTAAATAACTTGGGACTTAAGGGAACTAGGGCGCAAATCACTGGTGATGCGAAGCTTTGGCAGCAAGAGGCAGAACTGGCAAAAATACCAGATATTGGCGATCCATTAAGGGAGAAATTTATCTCTGATAATAAGCATCTAGCCTCTCTCCTTGATGAAGCAATTATCAAAACTGGTGGCAATGTCACTGATCAATATGGAGCTATTAAAAATGCCGCAGATGCCTTGCTAGATCAACAATCACAAAACAAAGCGTATATCGGCGCTGCTTATAACGCGGCACGAAATGCGCCAGGTAATGACGTTGTGATTAATGGTGCAGGTCTTGCAAATGATGTATTTACCAAGCTTGATGATGCTGCTCTAATGTCATCCTTGCCACCAGATGTAGCAAAGAAAGTAACCCAAATTGGTCAAAACCCTGAACTCTTCACACTCAAGAAAAGTGAGGAGCTAGTCAAGATATTGAATGATCATTACAAGTCATCTTTGCAAATGGGGCAACCTACCAGTGCAACTAGAGCCTTGGGTATTGTTCGTGAATCAATTGTTGATAGACAGCGCGAAGCTATGTCTGGACTGTTGAATTCTGGCAATGACGCAGCACAGGCTTATCAGTTCGCTCGACAAGCCCATCAATTCAATGCTCAGCAGATTGAAAAAATGCCTCTGCTTCAGGATGTTTTGAAAGGTAAGGAGCCAGACAAGCTATTCAAAGAGCGAATTTTGAATGGTACTGTAAATGAATTAGATCAGACCATTTCTACTTTAAAAAATATCAATCCACAAGCTGTGGCTGATATTAAGCAGCAAGTTCTACAATTTATTTCCAATAAAGCCGTAAATCAAAATGGTCAATTTAGCCCTGCTGGTATGAAGCGAGCATTAGATGGGCTTGGAGATAGAAAGCTTGCTGTTCTGTTCAATGCGGATGAGTTAAAGCGTATTAAAGACATAGGGCGCGCAGGCCATTATCTTGTCACACAACCCTCACACTCTTCTGTAAATAACTCCAATACCTCTGCTGGCATGATGAGTTATTTTGGACGATTCATTAAGGGATTGGGTAATTGGGGGCAGCACACCCCTGTGATCGGGAATAATCTTATTCAACCTGTTCAATCTGGAGTTCAGAAGTTTTCTACATCAAGAGCGTTAAATACTGGTGGAATAGCAGGGCAATCTTTACCAGCTACTCAAGCAGAGCAAACCCTTTTGAACCAGCTAATACAAGCAGGACTGATCAGTGGGGCGAATACAGCAACACCTTAGTTTTCCCAAGAATAGCCATTAATTCCACAGTTTCGCTCAAGTGAAGACATTATCTCTTCAGTTGGGTATTGCTTCGAGCGCCAAGCATCAATATTAGCCTGAACAATTGCTCGACAGTTTTTTGGAAGGCCTGATTCGCCATATTTTGGTTTTGAATTGGAGTCTGAGCATCCTGCCACAAGCACGACTAAGATGATAAGTATTCTTTTCATTTTCATTCCTAATACACAGCCACCTTCGGGTGGTTTTTTATTGTGAGGTCACAATGTACCCACTTCTTACAAACGTAGTATGCCAGTTTGAAGATCGCAATGGCAAACCATTAGCAGGTGGCAAGGTATTTACTTATGAGGCAAATACCACCACCCCGAAGATTACCTATGCTGATCCAGACGGTAAAGCACCTAATACAAACCCAGTTATTCTGGATCAGGCAGGCCGGGCAAAAATCTATGCTGACGATGGTGCTTATCGAGTCCAAGTCTTTAATAAAGACGGTGTGCTTATCGTTGATACAAACAAGATCTCTCGCTATGTCACGTTAACAGAGCTCAATGAGTTTGAAGATAAGATTAAAGACGGTTTAGATGAGCTAAAAAATGTCAAAGAAACCCTTGAGATTGTAACGAACAGTGTAATTGATGATCAAAAAGATCAGCCGGGTGGTTTGCCGGGATTGAGTGAAGAATCTCTAATAGATGCGACACAACTACCGAATGCCACTTTAACCACAAAAGGAGCGGTCAAACTAAACAACACTTTAACCAGTGACAGTGAAGCGGAAGCATTAACCGCAAAAATGGGGAAAAAGCTGGCAACAGAAAAGCTGGCTAAATCCGATCTAGGAGGTGGTGAGGCTCCATTTTATGCCGCTCGAGCATGGATCAATTTCAACGGCCAGACTGGTGATATACGTGGTTCAGGTAATATCTTTTCTGTTGAAAGAAAGGGTGTAGGGCTCTATACAGTGACTTTTAAAACAGAAATGCCTCATGCTAATTATGCATTATCGCCCGGTTATTCTAATCAGAATGCTGGCGCGAATCTGGGGATTGTCAAGATGGAAAAGGGTTCTTTTACTGTACAGGCATATTACGGTGGAGATAACACTATCGGACCGTTTGATCCACTTATCTGTACATTAACTGTTTTATGTTGAAAAGTTTATTTAAAGCTTGCCGCCTTTTTTTGGCGGTTTTTTTATGCCTAAAGGAAGCTAAAAATGGTATTAGCAAACCCAATGTACGGCCTATGTTCAATTTTTACAGATAAGTGCGGAATCCCATTAGCTGGTGGCCTTGTCTACACATATGAGAGCAGTAGTCTAACGCCAAAACCCACATATACCAATGCATACATGGAAGTTCCAAATACCAATCCGGTAGTTCTGGATGAGGCCGGAAGGGCCGAGATTTTTTTAGATGGTGATTACCGGGTACAGGTTTTTAGTCGAGATGGCGCACTTATAGATGATCGCAATGGTGTGTCAAATATTATTGATTTAACTCCCATTGCTGAAAAAGTGGATCAATTTAACAAGGATATTGAGGCTACAATTAACGCCATCCGGCAAGCAGGATTAAAAGTTCAACTCACATCATCAACTTCATTTGCAGAGCCAGATATTGTTTTTGGACTTTATGCGGTTCAGCGAGAGTTTTCAATAGCAAGACAGGATGCACATATCGCATCAGCAGATACTGAGCAGCAGATCAAGGTCGGCGTGTTTAAAAATGACATACTGTTTTGTGAAATTATCTTTCTGCAGAATTCACATCAATTTAACTTTTTAAGCGATCTGACTGAATTTGTGCGTGGAGATGTCATCAGATTGAAGCTCACTGAGTTCCACTATTCTGTCAAAGAGATTGCGGTATCGCTCCTGGGAAGATTCAAAATCTATGAGGAGTAATTATGCAAATTCTAAATATCAGTGTGCTGAACAGGCCCGCAAGATACTTAACCACGAAAACCTATCCGCTTTATTTCACTGAAGAAGTGGGCACAAGCTTTGCGCTCAGCAGTGCCGAGCAGCGTACGGTTATGAATGAAACAGCTGCTGAGACAGAGAATGTTGAAACTTCAGTGACACTTATATCTGCATTTGTCCGCGAAGTAATGAACAGCTCTGCTGCAGATCCAGAATCCATGAGCACAAGTTTTGGCGTAATTGGTGCAACAGTTGAAGCAAATAACCCCTATCACAAGACAACAATACTGCCAGAGAAAATCAAAACCTTGTTCATTCTTGCTGCTGCAACTCAAAAAGATGTACTTGTTAAGAATGCAATGCAGCCAGAGAAAATCAAGACATCATTTGCACTTGTGGGTGCTCAGATCACAAATTGAGGTAACTATGCAATTTAATATTGAGAATAAAGTAGGTGCGCGTTTTAAGCTGGTTGCACACAAAGGAGATGGTGTTCCGGTGCGCGAAACTGGCTGGTTTAATAATCTGGTACTCGACGCAGGTTTAGATCGGATGTCAGCGGGAGCATGGATTAACCGTTGCTGCGTTGGCTCTGGCAATAGCGTACCAACAAGAGCCCAGGTACAACTAGATAATCTTGTTGCGAGTACAACTGATGCGCAAGTATCTTCAAAACCAGTCACAAATTTAACAACCCCAATTTACTACGGTGCGCTTAGAACGTGGCGGTTTGGTGCTGGGATTGCTGCAGGCAATATATCCGAAGTTGGTATGGGGTGGGCGGATAATTCGCTCTGGAACAGGGCTTTGGTGCGTGACATCAATGGTAATCCGACAACAATCACTGTGCTGGGTGATGAATATCTTGATGTCGTCTCAGAAGTACGGGTGTATCCAGCAGAAACACTATCAGGCCAGTTTAATTTACTCAATAAGTCAGGAGAAGTGGTAAGTACGCACATGTACACAGGGCATCCTGCCTTTATGAGTGAGGCTTCCTGGGAGGCTGGGCAGATTAGTTTAGGTTCTGGGGCTTCGAATTATATGGGGGTATATTCTGGTGACATAGGTTCCATATCTGAATCACCGAGTGGTACCGCTGGGTGGATGTCTCCCACTCGAACTTTTCCTACTCTGCGTTCGTCCCGGGCGGTAGGGTCTTTAGGTTTGAGTCAGGCAAACTTTTCTCATAAAGCATGCTATGTAGCGATCGGGTCTTTAATGGGTAGCCTCCCGGGCTATCAACTCCAAATTGACCCACCTATCACAAAAACCAACACCCAGCTAATGACATACACATTTGAAATGTCATGGGATCGTTACGAGGGTTCCTAAATGTTACCTGAGAACAGGCTCTCAAATAGCCCCATCTGCGGGGCTTTTTTAGTACCGAAAAAAACAGATCCGCTCATTGATTTCGAGTGGGGTGGAGCAGATTTACTTGATACATCGCAGGGTTTACTCGTCAAAATCTGGAAGTGTTTCTACCGTGATGGCTGGATTTGCATCGAAAATGACATAGCACAGCATCAATTGGTTCAAGTCGAAAATGTTAAGCACTTAAGTCTTGCGTTTGATTTTAGTATGCGCCCAGCAGTTGCATACACAACCAAGAAAGAAAACCAAGAACCGGTTGCTTTTCTATACTGGTATGACACAGCTCAATCAGCTCAGGTCATTACTGAATATGGCCCAGCATATTTAACCCCGCAAGTTTCGCTTGACGATCATCGTCTGCACCAGTCGGCAAATGCCGATATTATCTTCGCATATATTAAAAATGCGAAATTATGCTATCGACAACAGCGTGATCGCTTTCAAAAAGAATATATTTTGAGTGAAGCAAAGAATCAAAAGCTCACACAAATCGGAATGTCAAAAAACTATAGATTTCAGTTCAGATTAGTTTTTGATTGGCGAAATGAGTAACTCAATAAACCTTTCAATCCCGCTCCGGCGGGTTTTTTATTGCCAAAAATAAGGGGGTCTTATGACCGAAAATGAGACTTACGGTGTCAGACTCGAAAAGAAAATCGATTCTATGCAGTCTGATATTCGAATGCTGTCTGATCACGTAACCAAACTAACCTTCATTAATGAAGCTCATCAAAATGCAAGTGCCGAAAACCGGAAGGATATTGAGAGCTTACTGACTAGAGTAGGGACACTTGAGAATAAATCAGCACAACTTGATGGTGGTCTTAATGTCATTCGAATTGCAATCACGCTATTAGCTGGAGTCTTTATTGGGGTGTGCACATGGGTCGGGTCTTCCATCATTCAGAACGCACAGGAAAATTCACTGCTTAAAGAAAAAACCGCTCGGCTTGAAGCCGATGTAGCAACTATAAGGAACTATCCGAGATGAAATTCATAAACAATGCCCGCCAGTGGTATAAATTCTGGTCCATCCAATTAAGCGCTTTAGGCGCTTTTTTGTTGTCTACATGGCTTGCCTTTGGCAATGATATAACTGCATGGTGGATGATTCATGGCGCTGAATATTTCCCATTCTTGGCACCACAAACTATCAAGTGGATTGGATTAATCCTTGTGATATTAGGTCAGTTCGCACGTTTAGTTAAGCAGCCGCAGCTTTCAGGAGATAATAAAAATGTTTGAAGCATCTATTTTAAAGCTCCAAAAAGCTGTAGGCGTACATGCTGACGGCATCATTGGCCGAGGCACTTTATCGGCGCTGTTCCGTAAACTGGGGGCCAGTAATGCTCGTGCTGAAGAGTTAGCACTGGCCGCAAATGTTCATATGCGGACGTACGGCATCCTGGACAATTCACTTCGCTTCATTCATTTCATGGCACAGCTTACGCATGAGTCTGGCAACTTTCGCTATATGGAAGAAATCGCCTCAGGTAAAGCCTATGAAGGCCGAAAGGACTTGGGGAATATCCATGCAGGGGATGGGGTACGATTTAAAGGACGTGGACCAATTCAATTGACTGGCCGTGCAAACTATCGACGGTACGGGCAACAACTCGGTATTGATCTGGAAAATAATCCTGAGATTGTTGCATTACCAAGTATGGGTCTGATGGTTGCCTGCAAGTTCTGGTCTGATAACGGCTTGAATGCCTTGGCCGATAAAGATGACATGGTTGCGGTAACTCGCCGGATCAATGGCGGCACCAATGGCCTTGAAGATCGTAAGAAACATTTGGCATTATTGCGGGGCTGGGTATGAAGTTGGTATTGCTGACTTCATTACTTCTCTCCGGCTGCACAGCACACTCAATCTCTAATCATGTTAGCGTGACGGTGTGCGTGCAGTGTGTTCAGGGTTAATTCACTGTGAGCTTACACAAACACAGGTCGAAAAGTTGAATGCTGTGGTTGATGATCTGAGTGCAAGGTATAAAGAACCTATTTTCATGATGAATTTTTAATTTAGCAAACTTGTCATTAAGCTTTGGAAAACAGGGAAAACAAAAGTAAATAGGGTTACATGGCTAGAAAGAAAGTCAGTAAATTCTCGATAGTGATCTTTAAAGCCCGGAATATCCTTAGATAGATATTTTTCCTTTAGACTCCCAGAAAGTGCCAAGGCTTGTGCCTGAACTCCTTCAGGCAAATCTTGCATTGATATGCTTTGTTTAATAGTCTCGAAGATTGTATCAACTTTTTCTCTATCTTTCTGAAAGTGATAAATATCTTCTGTAGTAAAATTCTCCACATTTTGTAATGATATTACTTGAAAAGCATCACTGTGGATATTTCCTGTTTTGATATTTTTTGAGTTTTCAGCAATGATAGTACATGATTTATCTTTATTATTTGACATAGTATATTCTCCAGAATAGTTTTTTAAATTATAAATTATATCCATAATAGATAAATAAAGAACTGAATATCTTGTATATGAAGAATGATTAACCATGCCGATTGTTATATCATCTGAATTATCAAGTTCAACCACGGTATCGACCCCACTACCTAATATTCCTCCAAAATAACAATTGCTTGAATTAGTTATTTTAACCCCTATACGCACATTTGCCATGTTAAGTTCCTACTTAAATCTTAATCAGTAACTATAAATTTTTACCTGAATTCCAACCATCGACCATGTCAGCCCAGTCTTGCATCATTTTCCGGCGGTCACTCAGCCATTTAGCGTGATCATATGTAGCCTTAACTTTATCACCTTTAACATGAGCAAGCTGCAGCTCAATCCAGTTTGAATTGTAATTCGCTTCGTTTAGATCTGTAGACGCTGTGGCCCTAAAGTCATGCATAGTGATATGACCTAATCCCATATTGCGAAATGCCTGATTTAGTGTTGTAGGCCCGATCATGGATTCATTTTTTACCCCGGGGAAAATATAAGGACTATCAGGGTAGGCAGCAAATTGCACTTTTAATATCTCTATTACCTGATCAGATAAAGGCACAATATGGATTCGGTTCTTTTTCATGTTGCGCTTGCCTGCCAGAATTTCTGATCTGGTTGCAATTGGAATAGTCCAGGTGCGAGCATCAAAATCAATATATGACTTTAAGCCTCTGCGAATTTCAATTGTTCTCAGCATTGTATAGATGAGTGCTTTAAGTGCATTTCTGGTACTAATTGAGCCGTCATACTTGCTGATGCTTGGCATAATCTTTTTGCGGTCATGAGAACTGATGGGCTGAGCATTTTCAGTTTCAGGTGCATGAATGTAGCCGCGTAATGCATAAGTAGGGTCGTTAGTCAGCCTGTCAGAAATAATTGCATATTGCATGACTTCGGCAATATTTTGCCTAACCAGAATGGCCTTATTCTCACCAGTGCCTTTGCCAGACTTCAGCACTCGCTTGACTGCATTGTCCATAATGTTTTTAACATCAACAGAGGTAACATCCTTAATCGGCTTATCTCCGATGACTGGGAAAATATCTACTTCGTATGATAGCTGCCGAATGTAAAGCCAGTTTTCCGACTTCGAATTTTTCTTATGTTCACAAAATTCTTTTGCAATGGATCTAAAGGTTTCTTCCTGGGCTTGCAAGGCTTCTAATCTTTCATTTTTCTTAACTGCAGCAGGGTCAATATTTTTAGCAAGTTGCTCCCGGAACTCATTAGTTTTAGTTCGGGCATAGGACAGACTGATTTCTGGATACTGCCCAATGGTCAGCATTTGCGGTTTATTGAGGAAGCGATAACGAAAGCGCCAGAACTTTTTACCTGTCGGGCGTACTTCCACACATAAACCAGAGTGGTCAGCAGCTCTATAGGTTTTTTCTCTTGGTTTTAACTGTTTGATTTTTAAATCGTTTAACAT